AAAAAACGCCCAACGTCGCGTCGGGCAAAGGAGGGGAAGGAGCCAGCTTTCATTTTAACCCATACCTTATTTCTTTGAGAATCTCCTCTGCTTGCAGTCTCAAGTCTATTGCTTTCCTGTGTAGCTCTACAGACAGATTGACGATTGCTAAGGCTCGTTGCTCTAGCGCACTTGTTGACTGTGCCTGCTCGATGATGTCCTTTGCTGCGCTCATAGCTGCTACTTCGTGTAGATTCATGCGACCCTCAAATTAAACGGGTTGTTGAAAAAACTAATGTCCACGCCTTCCTCTTCCTGCTTAGGTTTCGATAAGACAGGCTTGAACTTCTTCTTCGGCCTGGACACCTTCTTGACCTCGTATTCGTCCTTTACCCATTCCCAAACACGTTCCTTGGTAAACGGGTCTATCCTAAACGATGTCTTGATACAACCTTTTTTTAGCAGAGCGTTTAGGGAATTCACAGTCGTCTGCTTGTCGATCTTTGTCTGTAGCCTCACCGACTTCAAGTCAGCAGGTGTCTTACGCTTTTTCAGGTAAGCAAGAATCTTCTTTTGCTCGTCAGTCATTGTCATCCCCGTATCTTAGTGACCACTCTCCGCTGCGAAGCATCAATTCAAGCCTCGCCATTGCGTTCCATGCAACGTGTGCAGCGTGTAGCAATTGTGTATCTCTGTCGTAACCATCTTCGTTTTCTGCAAGAATGTGCCTGTACATAGCGTTGGTGTAACGTTGTTCGCCTTGCTCTACACGCAGCCAACCCCCATAAGAATACTTTTTGGCCCCGTATTCACTGACAGCTATCACTGCATTCAAAGCCCTAAACATATCTTCAAACACTAGTGATGGCCTTTGTTTTTCTGCGTCTAGTTTTGCACCAGGCGCGTGTTGGTCTAAGCCTTTAGGGTCTCTTTCTTTCTGGTGCATGTTGTGATCGCCACTCATTTCTCACCCCTTGCTCGGATTGCTTGCGCGGCCACCTTTGTAATGTCTGACGCATATTCAGGATGTACAGCAAGCACATCACACACCTTCGCACACGCCTCACGCTCGTCTGCGGCTACAAGTGTGGCGAATTGCTCTAAATCCTTGTGCGTAAAAGCATAAAGCCCATACGCAGTTTTTGTCATCATCAGCAGGGTTTCCCACGGCTTGCGTATACCTTCTTGTATAGCAAGTTCATCCCATTGCTCACCCCTTGCTTCAACTTTTTCATAAGTCATTTCAAAGATGTCTGGCTTGCATGGGTAATGTTCGCCTTTAACGCCAGTAATGATCCAGTCGCCGGGGGTAACCAAGTGATCGCCTTCTAGTGTTTTTATGACCGGCACTTTATTAGATGTGACGCTTGGGCTAATCTTTGCTTGTGTGTAAGAGTCCTGCATAAATACCGCAGGGTGGTCACCCATCTTGAACCACTGCGTAGCCTCGACGACCACGGGTTTCTTTCTAAATTTCATTGCTCACCTCTGCTTAAAACCAAGGCGACGGATGCCGAGTTCTATGAGCATCGCCGCATCTTCCAAGCCGTTCTGACTACTGCTCATTGCAGTCTGCCACTCCCCTCCAACTCGTTTGCCAATCAGCCCGACCGAGATGAGTTCTCCGTTCTTGGCATTCTCTAGCCACTGCTCCAGTAGGGCAATGCAGTCGCCGTTATCCGGTGTAGTTGCCTTTAAGAAAGGTTTGATGTTTTCGGTCATTGCTCACCCCTTGCTCTGATGGCGGCGGAAAAATTCAGCAGCACCGTCGCAGTCCAGCTTTGCAAGCGATGGTCAGCATCCATTGAGCTGAGGTCTACGTTCAAGAGCAAATTCGCACACGCCTCACGCTCATGCTTGGAAACAAGGGCGGCGAAGCGTTCAAGAACATCGGGGGTGGCAAAGACTTGCACATCGTCCCAGTGCTCTGGGCTTCTGAAAGGTTTGCACCCCGCCGCCCGCGCCATGCGGATGATTTCCTCGCGGTTCATGTGTTTCCCCTTGCTCGAATGGCTTCGGCGCATAACTTCGGAAGACCCTTGGTGTAATACTTCCCAAAGGCTTCTTCCTTTTCATCGCATACTGCTGCACAAAAGTCCCGCTCTGCCTTTCGCCCTGCCTCGAAACCTTCATGCCATGCTGCGTGTCTCTTTTCAACCCAGACGCGCTCCCTCTTTAGCGTTTGGCGCAGTTCATCAATCTCTTCTTGCATTCGCTCTTGGATCATGCGTTCGCTGATCATGCCGGTTTGATGATCGGGGTGCTCCTCGCACCTCTCTCTCCAAGTCTTAATGCGTTTCATTTATTTCCCCTTGCGTTTTTAATACGTTCTTCAATCTGCCAATCCAGCTCTCTCAGCAGGTCCTCGATCGTGTCGCCATGACCGGTCGCATAGCCGCGGTCGATCATCCACTGGGCCACTTTCTGCCGGTTGACAATCATCGCAACCGCGGCCCAGGTCTGAGCATCGTCCGCCTCGAGCTTGTCCATGAGCCCCGTTCTTTCCAGGTACGACTTTGGCTTTTGGTGCAGGTTGTGGTCGCCGCTCATGCTTGACTCCTTGCTCGAATAGCTGTGGCCAAGTGATTACAGGTGTTCGCATGCTCCATAACGATCCCGTCATGGTCGTCGACTTGCAGCGATATGCTGGTGAAGTTTTCTACCGCAATATCACAAAGCCTCGCGCAAGCCTCGCGCTCCTTGGCCACCGCCTCAGCGATAAGGCCTTTGATCCTGTCCTGCTCTTTTTGCCACTCTTCCCGCTGCTTTCTTTCTCGAGCCGCTTTCCACGCCTCGTTGTCTTTATGCCGCCTGCGTAGCTGGCTGACGTACTGCTGCTTGTAGCCGGTCTTTTCGGCTATCTCCCTGGTCGTAAGACTCGGGTCCTTCACCATCTCGCGGACGGCGTTATAAAGCTCGGTCGGGTCGTTCATATGCGCTCCTTGATCATTTTTTTAATCCGCTCGGCTTCCGTTTTTGGGATCTGTGCCGTGTCGATAATCCTGCATACCGAGTCCCTCTCCATGCTCAGCAGCAGGTTTGCAAACCGATCGAGGTCCTTCAGGTAGGCGATGTATGCCACGTCCTCGATCGTGTCTTTAAGGCCTGCTTCCAAGGCTAGAAGGCGCAGTCTTTTATCGTCCATCGTCGATCTCCACAGTGATTTTGTACTTCCGGCCATTCTCACCCTGGACGCGGACGATCTTCTTAGAACTTAGGTATGCACCCTCCGGCGTAAGGTCCAACTCGATACCGGAAGGGTCCTTCATGAGCCCGTTTGGGTCCCTTTCCAGGGACTCCAGAACGAGCGCGGCAATGTAGTCGCAGTAGATCATCATGGCAGTCAGAACGAAAAGTCGTGGTACTTCTCGCGCTCACCGAGGCGAAGGCCGCAGCCTTCCGACTTAACGAGGCGATTGGTCTCGGGGTTTATGAAGTGCTGGGCCCACTGTCCGTTCTTCATCTTGCGGAAGATCCGCTTGCAGTTGTCGGGGTTTTGTGTGTACTCGTATTGCTGCGACTCGCTCATGCCGTTGGAGTCAACGCGCTTGTAATCGTCGTCCTGCACGACAATGTAGCGCTTGGCCATATTGACCTCGACAACCGTGCAGGGGTTGCGATCGGTCCAGGAAAGCAAGGTTGCTGGCATACCAACGTAGGGCGCTGGCTCACCGACTGTCATGCGGCTGTAGAGGCTGTTTACAAGGCTTGCTGTTTGCATTTGGTTTCTCCTGTTTCTCACAGCGACTTGCTGTGGATAGGATTACAGCACAGTTTTTTATCCTCCTGGCTTATTTTCTTTATCCAGCCGACGAACGGTACGTTGCGCCCGAAGAGTGCCGACCATCAGCGCTGCCTTGGCCTGCAAATCCTGCTCCGTAATCCCGTAATGCTTGGGGAATCCCTTGGTTCCCAGGCCGTGTACGCCCGTCTTTCCCCTATGGTGCTCCGGGCACAAAGGGATGGCCTCGAAGTGCGTAGCCTTCTTGCCCATGCCAACCCCCGATCGAGGGTGATGGATCTCGGCCGGGGTCCCTGGTGTACCCAGGTGAGCGCAAAGGATGCAGCCGATCTCCGATAGGTCGTTGAGCCACTGCTTCTCGTTGTTGGTCATCGAATAGCCCTGTGTACGCGCTGATTGCGGCCGCTGTGGCCTTTTCTGCGCTCTCCGGTATCTTCAATCCAACCCTTGCGCATAAGCGGCGCTATGCGCGGCGTAACGGTCGGAGCCGCGTCGGCAGGGAAGTGCTGAAGGATCTGGTCCTTGATGCAGCCATCCTGGCCGTAGGACTGGATAACCTGTAGGACCTTAGACTCCATTGCATTTGGATCAAAAGACTTGGCAGCGTCGTGGCTCGTGTCGGGATCGGTCGATCTTGCGAAGGCCAGGGAAGATACGCCGAAAAGGTCCCGCTGCCTGCTGGCCACGCGCTTTTTGAGTGCCGCATTCCAGGCTGCCTGCCAGCAGTTTGCAAGCGTTTGGTCCTTAATGCCGGTGCTCTCGTACCATTCGCGGTAGGCGTCACGCATTGCGGGTGTATTGGCCCAGGTTCTCATATGCTTCATCCAGTTTTTGTTTGACGTTCGGTGGAATCTTGGGCAACGGCGCCCAAGCAATAAATACTTGGCTCCAGGTTCCAATGCAGGCAACGCCTGCCGGGTTAAGCAGCAGCATCTTCGAGCCAAGCGGGGGCGGGTCCTCTTCCGGATCTCGCCATTCGCAAATGCCTGCTACATGCTTCATAGCATTGCCCAGGCAAGCACCGCATACACCAAGCCGAATAAAGCACCGCCTAAAACGAGTGTTGTCGTGTCTGATTTCATGATCTCTCCTTGTTGAATGATGTCCCGCACTTACCGCACCACCACCATGTCCAGCCCCATCCGTTGTCGTGGAACTTTCCCTGGGTATGTCCTTCCTTTTCGCAGTCCTCGACCAATTGCCTCCTTGCTGGGTTGTAGACCTTCCGGTCGTACTCGGCCATGACCTCTTTCATCTTTTCCTGTCGCGCCTTGTCGATCTCATACCTGCGCGTCCATATGTTCTTATCGCTCATTTAATTCTTTCGGTAGTAGTAGGCCCAGGCCCCGCGATCCAGGCGCCGTTTGAACAGCGAGGTCTTGCTGATCAGCCCCCTTCCCTCGAGCGCCCTTATCATCTTCAGGGCGTTTTGCGGAGTGCAATTGAACTCGTCGGCCAAGTCTTGCAGCGACTTCCAATCCTTAAGTGCCTCAAGGTATGCAAGCTGCGTTGGCGTTAACGGCCTTGGCGCTACACGCTTGATGATCAGCTTGCCAAACTGCTTAACCGACTCCTCAAATTCTGGACGACCCGAGATCATTACCCCAGCCTTCTTGGCAAGCGCAAGAACCTCATGGCTGTTCATGGTTCTTATCCTTCAGTTTGCCAATCTCAGCGGCGGCTCTGACGATGGCGCGGCGAGTTGCGGCTTTTGGGTCATCGCCCTTTATCTCCCCGACCTCAATCATTGACGGGATATGCTGGGCGCATACATTTGCATACGGCACCTTCTCATCGGCAAATGTCCAGCCGTGATGAACGCCGATGTCTAAATCGACCATCAAGCGAAAAGCATCTTTGTCGTCGCGGAATGGGCTCCATATGGACGCGCCGGACTCCTTTCCGACCCACAAAAGACAGTTCGTCTTCGGCCTATACATGGTTGGCTCAACATACCCCGCCGCTTTTGCGGCATACCTCAACAGTTCTTCGTCCGTCATCCATTGCGCTCCTTTAGCTTGCGTAGTAGCTCAACGCGTTCCAAGTCCCACGCCTTTTGCTTTTGAGCCATAGTGCTGTTTGCCATATGGTCACACCGTTCAGCGTGAAGGAGTTGGGTTTCAATCATCTCGTCAATTAATTCAACCTCGCGCTCCGTCAGCCCAACCCATTGTTTCTTTGGCGGTGCGGTGTAGAGAGGTATGTCATCTTGATTGGGGCCGATCAGGTTGCCTTCTTCGTCAAATTTTGATGATTGATACCACCAAAGCTCCCCCTTGCCACCATCGGTAATCCACGCCACCGGTTCTTGCTCTGTCTCTAATGCTTCGTGCAACCGGCGCAGTTCGGCGGCTGCATCACCGCACAGGCCGTTTCGACTGAACTGTCGATCAAGTTCATCCAAAGCATCAGCCAGCCGCAGGGCTTTGGGTAGTGTGCTCATGTGTTCTTTTCCTCAAGGAAACTGTCTATGGCGTTTATAAGCTCCGCTCTGTCGGTGTATTTATCGTAGAACTCTTCTGCTTCATTTAGTGTCAGCCCAACCCATTGCTTCTTTTGTGGTGCGGTGTAGAGGGGGTTGCATTTAAATCCCATTTCATCCATATACCGTTTACTACGAGACACATCGCCGCCCTCTGATATCCACGCCACCGGTTCTTGCTCTGTCTCTAATGCTTGGCGCAGGGCTATCGCTGCTCTTAATTGGATGTCTGGGTTGTCTGACTCCAGCGCCTCAAGCGCCAGTTGCATAGCGCTCATGCTTGATCGTTGTCCAGCAGTTTCCACTCTTCGCCCTCCTTCACCGTCTTTTTTGCGTCGTTCATACCGGCCTGCCAGCCTGCGACAAAGGCCATGTAAAAGTGCCCCTTGGATTTGGGATTGAGCCCCTGGAGCCTTGCAAAGGCCTCCCAGTCGGTTTGCATGCTCATACCGTCACCTTCCCTTCGGTGCGCAAATTGGCCTGCTCTGAGCGCCATACATCCACCCTGGCCTGGGCGGCGATCAGCTTCCATCGAAGCTCCTCCTCGATCTCGACCGCGTCTCGGATACCTTTCAAAAGTTCGATGTATTCCGGGTGCGCGTAGGCGTCCCTTTCCTGGGCGTTAACGGTCGTCTCCAAGGACGTCTGCATGAGCAGGGCCTTCTTCGACTTGCGGAATTCTTCCAGATAGATCCTCTGGGCCTTAGCGTCAGCAAAGCGCCGACCGTGCGTGATGATGTAGTCGATCGCTTGATGCGGGTCGTGTTCAGTTTTCATAGATCCTCACTTTCACCATGCCTCCTATGGTTGCTCGGTAGATTCTTAGGTCATCGATCTGGCTATCGTCTTCCCATATGCCTGCGTAGGTCAGGGCGTCGAGCAAGCTTTTGAGGATGTTGTCCAGGTCGCGCTTTCTTTTGTCGGGTGGCCAAGCCTCGATCTCGACCCTCAAGCGGCCGGTATGCAGCTTGCGCTTAGTGGCAACGAGGCCTTGAACCGCGGTCCGGTATATCTGGCCTTCTTTAGCGATGTAAACGATCGTCGCGCCGCCCTTGTTCGCATGCCGCCAGTAGGTGTTCACCGTCGGCGGCCAGGGCAGTGAGACTTCAAAAGTCGGGGTTGAATCGGTAGGGGTTTGCACCGGCAGCCTCCACGAATTGTTGGGATTGAGCATGGAACCAGAGCCTCAATCGCGGCTCCGATTCACCGTTTCTTTGCTTCTCGCACAAGAGCATGGCGTCGGGCTCGTCCATCTGAACGGGCTGGCCAGCTTCTTGCAGTCGTTCTTTTTTCTTGTTGCGCCAGACCATCCAGACGTTATCCACTTGGTCGGCAATCGAGCCTGAGCCCTTCATGTCGACCTTTTGCGGGACCTGCTCGTCGGTCTGGCCCTTGCGTATGTGGTGAACGAGGTGGACATGCAGGCCGGTATCGCGTGCGAGGTTTGTGCAGTCCGAGACAAAGTCCTTTTGCGCATTGAAGTCGTCTTCGCCTGCAACGCACTTCATGAGCGAGTCAACGAAGTAATCCTGGATCTTGTACTGCGTTGCAGCAAAGTGCCCGACCCCGATGACCGCCTTGCGGTTGACCTCGCCCTGCTTGTCGTAAAACCAAAGCTTGTCGCCGACCCAGCGCGAGAACTCCTCGTACTGCTCCACCGTTGGAAACCTGGAGTTCGTGAACTGCCGGACCATTCTGGTTAGGGTCGTAACCGGCTTCATCTCAAAGCTTGCAATCAACGCCTTCCTGCCTTGGCTGATCAGGTGCAGCGCGATCATGCCGGTAATCAGCGACTTGCCTGAGCCATTGTTCCCGGCGTAGACCGTGACCTCGGCATCGCGAAAGGCAAAGCGATCCTTAAGCTTGGGCCAGGGCATGAGGACTGGCCTGGGAGGATCGGACCTCAGCAGTTGAATCGCCTCGCTGATCACGTCCTTGGCAGGCTTGACCGTGACGGCCGCCTCCATCTGGTGGTACCACTCCAGATAATCGACTTCGGGCATCGGATTCATGCGTCCACCTCCGAGTCCCAAATCAGCGCAGGAGACGTTTCTTCGTAGGTGGCAATGATTCGGGCCGCGCCACAAAGCTTGAGCGCCTCCACGGCCTTAAAAACCGCCTCGGAATCGATTCCCTGAACGTAAACCCTTAGGCCTCGGGCCCAGCGATAGTCGCGATCGGAGGGGGAAGAGACCACGACCGGGATCGGCAGGGTCGGATCGGGAAGGCCAGAGAAGTCCACAAACACGGCGCGGGGCGGGGCCTTTTTAAGCTGGCAAGCAATCACGAATTCATGGCCCTTCATAACGCACCTGCAAATTGGTCGTCAAGACTGCTTCCGAACTCTTGCTTATCCCATTCGGCTTTGTAGGTGGTCCAGCCACGCTCACAAACGATACGGATCGCATCAGGGACGGTCCTGCCTTTAGCCAAAGCCTCCCGCTCAATACCAGCCATTGAAAGCTTGGTGATGGGAGCCTTCTTGGCCCTGCGAACCAGGATGAAAGCCTGCCAAGCCTCGTCGGTTACCCCCTCCGGCTTATCGACTTGTACGAAAGAGCTTTTATTTGGTTCTTGGTTCTGGTTCTGGTTATTGGTTGCTATTGGGGTAGCATTGCCCTCCCCAATACCCACCCCATTACCCTCCCTATTGGGTAGGCCATTGCCACCCTTTTGCTTGGCCTTATCCCACCTAACTTTTGCACCCTTAACACCGCCAAGCTTTTGCTTAATGAACGAAGCAATCTCCTTGTCGCAGCGCTTGTTCGTGTAGCTGCCGTCTTGCAAAACAAAAAACTCCTCGAGCAGGCCGCGGACCTCCTCGACTGCTGCTGGCATACGGATTAACCGAGCCACCTTGGCTGCATCGCTTGGCAACGGCTTTTGGTTGATGTAGTACAGGTCGAGCATGCGCCTGTAAGCAAGATCCTCGGTGTCGCTGAGGTGCGCAGTGTGGGTCTGATAATCCCCCACATGAAATGGATAGTAGTGCATTCAACCCTCGTCAAAGGCTTGTAATCGTCACTGAAGCTGGGCCGTGGCAGGGGGGTGACGAATCCCCTCTTCGGTAGCTAACCTAGCCATGCCCTTTGAATGGTACTTAGTGTGTCGTTGGTTTGCAATCGGTCAAAGCGACTCGGATTGCGTCGCTAATAGTGCTGACGATCTCCTCTAAACCCTTGTAACCACGGCGCTCGTACTCTTGCGTGCAATTTATCAACAGCATGTTCAAGGCCGAATATTGAAAAACCATAGCTGCAAAATCGTCGCTCGTTGCCTTCGAAAGCTTTTCAATGTTCTCGAGCGTGCGGTCGATAAGCACATCGGCGTACTGAACCACCTGCTGGTACTTCGCTTCTAAATTTTCAGCGGCCATACAACCCCCTTCTCGTGTAGCCGCGGCATGAGCATCATGAGCCGATGCAGCGGGATCTTCCCCGTTTTGATGTAGTGGTGGACCGTGCTTGGAGCCACCCCCAGGTACCGAGCGACTGCCCTGGTACCGCCTAGCGTTTTGATCATCTCTCTTGTATCCATGGCGTTAGAGTAACCGAACAAAGAGGGTTACGCAACCCAGGGTTTCAACGGTTGCGAATAAAGGCGAACATAGGGGCGGACAGGGGGCGGACAGGGTGGGGAGTATTAGGAGATCAATGTTCTAAACTGGATCATGACTTCTCCTATGAGAGACCGGCTAAAAGCGCATAATCGCAGTGGATTTGGCCTGAACAATGCGCGACTTTTCGGACCGGACTTTCTCGTTAGTGTCCACTGGCGTCCAATAGCGTCCACCGCAACCCAGGGTTACAACACCGCTTGACAAGGGTGTTCGATATATCTAACATCTTCGATACGGCGTTTTGCCGTGAGAAAAGGAGAAACGATGGAAGACGATTTTTGGTACCAGCAGCAAATGGAAGAACGTGAGCAACGATTGGAAGACGCTTACGAACGTGCCCGAGCAGGTCTTGCAGATGAAGAAGACTGGGCTGTTTTGCGTTACGAACTTGGACTACGAAAGGAAAGAGATGCTACTCAAAGCTGAAGCTAATACCGGTTTTACACCCACCCCTCCAGGCGTCTACATGGGACGCTGCTACCGGATCATTGATCTCGGCACGCAAGAAACGACTTGGCAGGGCAAGATCAAACACCAGCGCAAGGTCCTGCTGTCCTGGGAGATCCATGGCGAGGACGATACTGGCAAACCCCTTTTAACGGACGATGGCAGGCCTTTGATGGCCAGCAAGCGGTTTACTGCCAGCCTCGGCGAAAAAGCGGCTCTACGGGCCTTTCTTGAGTCCTGGAGGGGCAGGCCCTTTAGCGACGCCGAACTGAATGGCTTTGCTATCAAGTCGCTGCTTGGCCAGTGGGGCATGATCAACATCACCCAAGAGACTCGAGACGGCAAGACCTACTCGAACGTCGCAACCGTCATGCCGCTGCCACCAGCGCTTCGCAAGGTCCTGCCTGCTGGCCATAACGCACTCGGGATCTTCTCGATGGACCAGTTCGAGCCCGACATGATGGACCTCTTCAACAGCTTCGGCAAAGGCCTCCAGGACGTCATCAAGGCTTCGCCCGAGTGGGCCGCCTTGCATGAGCTTCCTGCTAAGCAGGCTACGTCTCTTGCTGATACTGACGACGACATTCCGTTTTAATTTTAATTAAGGAAGACACATGGAAACCAAAATTATTCCTGCGGGTAGCCGCTTAGCCGAAAAGCATCTGATGATCGCTTATCAGCGCGGTGATGTAATGGCCGTACCAAGCTTTAAGAAAGCTGATGTTTACGTCCTTCCCGGCCACATTGAGACGAGCGCTGAAGAGCTTGTATTCAACGGGTTTACCCCGAAGGTCACGCCCCTTTGGTCGCGCTTTTGGGTCGAGGTGCAGTCATGAAAAAGCGCAAACCCATGAGCGAAGAGTCAAAGGCCAGGATCAGGGAAGGCGCTAAAAAGCGCTGGGCCGAATATCGGAGGATGAAAGAGTCTAAGACGACCATTCCCTACGAATTGTTCAAGCAGGCCCAAAACTTGGCCGCGGGGAAAAAGGAGGAGCCTGTGGCTTACATGCTGAAGGCCCCCGGTGGCGATCAGTTCCTGGTTACGAAGATCGGCGAACATTTCCGTAATTTCTTGAAAGACAATGGCTTTGAGATTTGGGCCGTCAGTCTGTCGAAAAAGCTATGATCATCAATACCAAGACGGCCGAGTCTGGCCACTGGTATACCAAGGAGGGTAAGCCTGCTTACACCATTGTCGGGAGTAACGGCAAGGTGCGCAACACGACCCTCCGGGATGCCAAAAAGCTCAAGCTTTTGCCCTCAGTCACGACGGTCATGTCGGTGGCTGCAAAGCCTGGATTGGAGGCCTGGAAGCAACAGCAGTTGCTTTTAGCGTCTCTTACCCTACCCAAGGGTGAGCAGGAGAGCCTCGAGGACTATGCCAAGCGAGTGCTCGAGGACTCCCGCAAGCAAACCAGGGATGCAGCCGACCGAGGTACGGCCATTCACGCTGAGATACAGGCCTTCTACGAGGGCGATCTCGAGAAGATGAATGTTCCATATGTCCGCAGGGCGGTTGGCGCCATACAGAGCCATTTTGGGGACCGGACGTGGATCTCTGAGGCGTCATTCGCTGCAACCCATGGCTACGGCGGGAAGGTCGATCTGCACTGCCATGACACGGTCATCGACATCAAGACCAAGGAGTTCGCTCCGGGCGACAAGGTGGCGCTGTTTGATGACCATTACATGCAGTTAGCGGCCTATGCGGTGGGGCTCAAGATCCACCCGCCCCGGTGCGCAAACGTGTTCGTTTCGGTTATCGACCCTCACCCAGTCATTGTCCTGGAGCACGACCCCAAGGACATCCAGAGGGGCTGGGAAATGTTCCTGGCACTGCTTAACTTTTGGAAAATAAGGAGCAACGTATGAGCATGGAAGAGAAGGTGGTGCGAAGCATCACGAAGACGCTGGATCAAATGAATATGGCCTATTTGGTATGCGGCGAACACGGTGAACTTATCAGCAACGACTTTCCAATTGAGGCGCTTATAAGGGCGCTTAAGGCCATGGAAGCCGATTTTGAAATTAGGTACCAAGGAGAGCATTACATCAACAAAGAGCGGTTTGGCCGCAATATGATTTACAAGGAATTGATTGACGTCTTCGCCGAAATCAAGCCTGGGGAAATGATCATGGTCAAAATCCCTGAGCACTTGGATTTTGAAAAGGCCAAGGCAAGTATCGTCAATCACTTTAGGCGCCGTTTTCACCCCACGGTAAACACGCACAAGGTAGGCAACTCGCCAGACGATCGCCGATTGCAGGTTTATGTTGCGCCAATAATCACCGAGGAGGAAAAGCCCCTCACCAAGTTCCAGGAGTTCATGGAGGAGCTTAAGCCATAGCCATTCATCGGTCTGACGAACGGTAGCTGTTTTAGGGGGTTTATCCCCCTTTTTCATTTGACAGGTGGATAAATAAAGAGTCAAATACACCTACTGCGACGTGCAGTGAGAAACCGGAGAAACAGTATGAAAAACGAAGCAGCAGTAATCGAAGCAGCAAGCATCGATCAACTCGGTGCCCTCTTGGCTCAGATCGCCGACCTGCAAAAGCAAGCCGATGCAATCAAGGACGCAATCAAGGATTCGGCCTCGGCAGGTGGTGCTAAGTCGATCGAGGGTAGCCTCTTCAAGGCAACCTACATTGAGTCCGACCGCTCGGTGTTTGACAAGGCAGCCTTCGTTAAGGCTTTTGGTACCGAAGTGTACGAGCACTTCACCAAGACGACCGCCGTGTTCTCGGTCAAAGTCACCAGCCGCTAACCAGGATATTCACATGAAAAAAATCGCGCCAAAATCTTTGTATATCGGCCAACTGGTCGTTCTCAACAAGCACACTGAGGCTCAGGTCTACACGATTGCCGAGATCGAAGACTTTACGGTCACGCTTATGTGGTACGAGGGCAAGCGGCTTTGCGTGAATGTATGGGACTCAAGCCGCTTTTTTTACCCGGACCTCGAGCAGATCGAGTACAGCATCAACAGCAACGGCCGTCTCGCTACCGTCCGTGACCGCATGGAAGCACGTTTAACAGCTTAATAACCGGGGGCTTCGGCCCCCTAACTAGGAGAACATCATGGAAGAGTTTCAAGCAATGGATAACGTCATAAGCCGCTTCTTCGGCAACACCACAACGCAAAGCAGAAAGCGCGAACCACGGGCGATGTACACGTCAATGTCGGTGCATAACATTGTGTCGGTCATCATTTCAAAGCCGGAGCTACTTGAGAAAGCAGACTGCCAAACCATGGACATTACCTTCGTTGCGGAGAATGGCGAACGGGTCCGAATCGTGATATTCGGCGACAACATCGACGTCGTAAGGAGTGAAAATGAAGATCCAAGTGCGGCATGACCCAACCCCCCTGGACACGCGCTCGTATGACTGGCGTGCTGTTCAGGATGGTTACCAACAGGGTGATCGGATCGGCTGGGGGCGGACCAAGCTCCAGGCCATTCGAGACCTGCTTATCCAACTTGAGATGGACCCCGACACAAAGGTGTCGGTTAAGGAGATAAAGACATGAGCATGCCAGAGATCGTAAAGCGCACGATTCAGCAAGCCATCAAACTGCTTGATGCGTCAGGCGTTAAGTACAAAATTATTGACCTGGACGGGAATGAATTTGGTACGTTGACTGTTTCCAACCCTAAAAAGACAAACAAAAACTATGTACATCCGCCGGGAACGATGTTTCGTTACTACCATCCTTTAATAAAAAACATGCAGGTCGGTGATGTTGTGGTTATTGAGTCAGGTGAGTTTGCCCCCAAAAGCCTTCAAGGGGCGCTCACTTCATGGGCTACGGCACAGTGGGGAAAAGGGTCCTACAAGACCTGCATCATTGAGTCCAATATTGAAATTCTTCGCTGTGCATAGGAGGGATCATGGGAGAAATGAACCCCGGCCTTCGCGTGCGTGTCGGTAAGAAGCTTGGCATTCTTGAACACCTTCACCCCGACGGGACCTGCGCAATCCGATTGATTACCGAAAACGAGTGGCCGTTTCCCGAGTGGGTTTACGTCCACCAGTCGCAAGTTAAACGAGCCTACCAACCAAAAAGGAACCTAGATGAGTACGAAGAAGCCCCCTACTGACCGGTTCGATATGTTCGCCGCTGCTGCCCTTCAAGGTTTGCTTGCCGGTGGCATATCGAACTACAACAAACCCGACGGCAGCCCGATTGCCAGTCGAGCAGACCTTGCCGAAGTTTGCTTTTCCTACGCGAAATTTATGGTGGAACATGATCCAGATCAACTCAAATAGCAAGCAGGTGATTCTCGAGACCGAGACCTTCCCGGTCCAGTTCTTCGGGGGCTGGGACGAGGTCAACGAGTTCATCGACGCCCTTCAGAAAGTAGCCATGGAGACCTTTGGCAAGCCCTGGGAGAGCAATCATGGATGAACGGATATACGACTCCAGACCGAACGTGGTCGACCGCTGGAGGCAGTTTCCGCAGCCCCACGACCCCAAGCGAACTGAACCTCTTGTTTCACCGAACTTCACCCCACCATCGGAGGACCCGTACTATGTCAACAAATGGACAAAATTCCGCGAAGAAAACGCGACGGGCGCGTGGTTTGAGCGGCAGAGAATTGATCGACAACGTAGCGAAAGCGGAGCTATGGAGACTGAGGCAGATCGAGGTGATGTACTTCGCCCTGCAAATGGCGATCGTCGAGAAGACCGAGCTAAAAGACCGCATCGAAAAGCTTCAACCCGACCATCCGATGGAGCTTGATCACATTATTCAGGACTACATAAGCGAACGGGTCTCGAGAGTCGCGCATTGAAGGATTACGACCCCTTTCCCGAGATTACAAAGGCGTACCAGGAAGCCAAGCTTGCCGTGCAAAAGAACACCGACGTGGACTATGCACTACGCAAGCTTGCCCTAGTCGTGCTCGAACTTCGACTGCAAAAACAGAAAGAGAAAACGAAATGATGATTACCGTCGGGATGTTCACCCGATCCTCGAGGGAGTGGTCGCTACTGACCGGCGTCCCCAGGACAACGATTGAGTACAGGGTCAATGCAGGCTGGGAGCCCGACCGACTCTTCGTTCGCAAGGACTGGGTACTCGAGGGCAATAAGCGCTGCACAAAGTGCCATGCCGTCAAACCCATCAAGGAGTTCTACAAGCGATCCGGCCGCCCAGGCCATTTAGCACACTGTAAGGAGTGCAGAAAGCATTATGGAAAAGTACGTTATCAGCAACGGGTATGAGGGGCTAGGCGACCGCCTGCAATGCCTATCTTACTGCCTGGATTTCGCGCTCAAGCATAACCGCATACTCAAGGTTAACTGGCGCGACAAGGTGTGGGGCCACTGGTTTTATTCTTACTTCCACCTCGTGGATGTCCCGTATACGGATGAAAAAATATCGCTTACCGGCAAGTCAGTATGGCCACCTATCTGGGAGGCTTTGGGCGATAAAAGCTCAGACGACTGGGTATATGACATCAAGGAGGAAAAGCTTTCGCCAAGCGCTTATGACGTGATCGTGCACTCTGGTATTGGCTTCAGGGTTTGGAACATGCCACTGCTTTCAAGGCACCTACGGGTCAGTTTTGAGATTGCAAACAAAGTCAAAAAGCATGACGTAGTTGTGCATTTGCGAGGGACCGACCGATACAACGAAGGATCAAGCCTGTTTGATCTTTACGGCGAATCGGGCGACGCTTATGTCATAACCGATGACGCAAGACTTGCCCAGCAATGGGCCGAAATCAGCCCAGAATCGACGATCTCATGCGTAGGCATAGAAGGACATCGACCGGTCCACAAAACAAATCCAGAGAATACTTATGACCGCAATTCGAAAGCTATTGTTGACTTCATGACGATTGCCATAGCAGGCGAGGCTTATTCCAACAACCCGGAGAGCTTGTTCTTCAAAATGGCAAGGAGCCTTGGAACCCCGGAGCTTATGCTTACGCCCGCTCCGGAGGAAAAGACCAAGAGGGTCCGATACTTTATTCGGGGAGCGTGATTGTCCGCTGGGGCTTATAGCGATCGTAAAGGTCAGTCAGAAACGGAACCGCCGCGGTCGTTGCAAGCCCAACCCCTCGCGTTAAGGGGTGGGGCACCAAGCCTGCAACGCCACCAAGGGCGCCGATCGCACTTAAAGCTGCGCCGGGCATATCGCCTTGCATGTACCGGTCATAGGCGTCATAGGCCGAATAGCCTGCTCCTGCGCCGCCTAGAGTGCCTAATGCCGAGCCTTTGAATAACCCTGTCATCCTGCCGCCGGGACGCTCTACACGCTCAACGGGCAAGCCTTGACGAACCTCTCCCACGACGGGAGCATTCTTGGCGCGATCAATAAGCCGCTGGGAAAGCTGAGGGGACTCGTCAGGACCCGCAATCCCGTAAAGCTTGGCCATCCTTCCTGAGATTCTACCTTGAGGCATAGCCCTTCGGTAATCGGTAGCTGCCTCAGAGACGGTTCCGACTCCAGGCTTTACATAGCCCGTGACCTTGCTGGCCCACTTTTCACCGGGGGTCATGCCTTGGGTTAGCTTTGCGAGATTCTGGTCCCTAGCGGCCCTCTGAGCCTCTTGGAAGGCATCAAAGCGCCTTTGCTGCATGCCACGCCTAAGATCCGCTCCAGCGCCGCTTAAAAGGGCTCCAGCAGGCGCTCCTACCGCGGCAGACATGGCACGGCCAATGGCAGGGTCGTCGGGTTGATTGATCTGCATTTGATCGATCTGTTGGGCCAGCCTTCTTGCTTCAAGAGCCGCTTCGCTTTCGGCAGGTTCGCCTTCTTGGCTTGGCTGCGCGGCCGGTATGACACCGCCTTCAAGCTGCATCTTAAGCCTTCGTGCTTGGCCAACAGCGTCGAACGGATAAATCGCATTGACTTGGTCGGCATAGTCCATGTTGGGCGGGTTGTCCATCTTGGCAAACCTTGGTCCGCCGTTATAACCGACCAAAGCTTTTCGGACGTCGCCGCCAGTAAGGTCGAGCATTTCCTTGAGGTACATGACCCCGCCACGGATGTTGTCGTCCATTTTCTTTGGGTTCACGCCTAGACCCTTAGCGGTGGCAGGCATAAGCTGCATGACGCCAATAGCGCCCTTATTGCTTTTCTGGGCCTGGGAGAATCCAGACTCGACTTGAGCAACAGCAAGGGCTAGTTGCGGATCAACGCCCTCCTGCTCAGCGGCCTTGATGACTTTATCGGCTATACGACGCTGGGACTCGTTAAGCTTTTCAAGATCGACCATTTAGACCCCCGCCACTTTTCTAGCCTCAGCAAGCTTACCCCTCATTTCCGGGAAGAACTCGCGCATCGAGCCATCGAGTGCATTGACGTAATTTGCACGAATGCGCTTGTACTCATCCGAGTCGTACATTTGCCTTGGGTCGTACTGCTTGGCCTCGGAGCGCCTTCTCAAAAGGTCCCCAACCTGCTTGTCGAACTTGGCCATTTCTTGAAGGGCCAGGGTCTTCACAAGGTAGGCCTTGATCGGATCATTGGAAAGGCTTGGTAAAAGCTGGCCAAACAAGACACGCTCGTAGTTCGATACTTGACCCTCGCCCTTGCGCTCTGCCTTATTCAGCAGAGAATCTAGCCTACGCTCAGATTGCAAGAGCAATGACGCTGCATCCAAGCCTTGCTGTTGCAAGTATTTTTGAGCTTCATCGTTTGAAATCCCGCGCTCTTTTGCAACCCTGGCGACCATTTCAGGATTGGCTCGTACCAACCGCCTCATGCCGTCCTCAAAGCCTCCGATGGTGACGTTCGTGCCACCAACACGGATGCCCTCCTTAATGAATTGCGCAAGGGCATACTGACCTCCAGGCTTATTGAAGATCCCAACCGCATAGGGATATGCCGAGGCCAGTTGCATCATTTGCTTGGCTTCTTGCTGGAGGGAATCAGCCTTGTCGTAACGAGTGAGAATCGGCCCACGAGCTTCCTTAACTTCCCCCGTTAGCATCGAGATATTCTCTTCGGTCTGCTTGGACTCTGCCTTTTGGCGCTGCTCCCTTTCGGACGCGGTCTCAAATGGTTTCCCGGCTCCTTGCGCAGGAGCGGCTTGCGCAGGTGCCTCTGAAGCTGGTTGCATAGCAGATTGCTGAGCAGGTGGCGAATCGAGCGGCCTTGGTGGCGCTATCGCCCCTATCCTCTCGCCAAGTCCTGGGATCTTGCCAACGATGAACTTAGCGGCCTCTGTCTGACCGCCCCTGTTCATAATCTCGTCGTACTTCATCCAGTCGCCAAGGGGCATCTTGATGTCGCCGCTAAAGTTGCCAAGGTTCAATTGGCGCTCAATTGGCTTGGCAAGTTCCGCGGGGTTATAAATTCGCTCACCGGTTCCCGGTACATAAAAAGATCCATCGCCTCCAGGCAAGAAGTTCTTGCGATAGTCTTCTCGAGCCTGCATAACTTGGTTATAAAGCTTTTCGCCAGCAGGGCCGAGCGGTCTTGTAATCGCTAAAAGCTGCTCGGGGTCCATGGCCATTAAACGACGCGCCTGCGGGTTACCAACCGCGGCTTCGGCAGAGGCGCCTGATCCAGGTGCGGCTTGCACATTAGCCCCAGGCGCCCCGATGCCGAGCATGGTTGCAATTCGTTCAGCCTCTTCTTGTTGGGCCATAGCAAGACGATTAGCGGCCAGTTCGGTCCGCATCTTCATCATGGTAGGAAGATTTTTCTCTTGCTCACCACGCTGCCTCGAGGCCTCTGCGCCTAAGTTTGCAAGAGCACTACCGATTGATCCAGTGCCGGTAGGCTGGCCAAAGGCGAAGAGCAGGCGGGATATGTCGTAGCCCTCGCCACTAATTCGGCGCTCGAGCGCGGTAATCATGTCTTGCGTGGCTTTTAGGTAGTCCTGCTTTGCAGCACCAAGACCGCCGGGAGCGGCCTGCCCTAATCCACTTGGACGCGGAAAATTGACTGGAATCTGGAAATTGTCACTCTTGATCCCAGTGCCGCCACCGAGAGCGCCTTCCATGGTGTCCTCGCCCATCATGGCGCCTAATCCACCCATATTCATATCAAGGGCCATTACTATCTCCGATTAAGATCAGCCACCTGGATTGCTGTTAAACAATCTTCCAAGAGCGTCTACCGCCTTGGAGCCTGCGTTAATAATTCCTTCGATCGCCGATGCACCCGTGCCGCCAGTACCCGTTGGTGCAAACAAACCTGCAAGCGTACTGACCTGCTGCAATCCCGACGGGCTGTACTGAAGACCGGCAAGCGGACCTTCATAGGTCGACGAGGTGTCAGTAGGCATCGTGTAGCCCCTCATAAGACCTGAGACGGCCTGCGCAGTCTGCAAGGGGAAGTTCTCTTCACCCTGAGCGATCGCTTGCTGCTGGGCCCCTAATGAGGCCAGATTCTGCAATTCTGCAATATTGGTACCGGATGCAATCTGACCGAGCGCACCCATGGCCTGAGCACCTTGCAAGTAACGGCCAAGATCACTCGATGCCAGCTTGGAAGCCATATCATAGCCCTGGGACAAAGCACCGGACTGAGCACCGAGAATATCCCGAAGGGCCTCGCGTTTAGCAATACCTTCCTGCTGAAGACCGCGCTTGCCACCAAATCCGCCAGTCCCAACGCCAAGGCCACCCATTCCAGGCATGGCCTCTTGCATTTGGCGCTGACCTAGTCGATTAATCTCCGACACGACGTCCTTGATGTAGGGGTTCATATAACCCCCGCCCATCGTGGTCGTCTCGCCCGTTACAGGATCGGTGTAGTCATAGCCCTGCAATTGCTGAGCGGTTGTAGCACCACCGGCCTGACCAAACCTCGAGGCGGCGTCCAAGTATCCCTGGCCACCAAACATGCGATTCTTGGCTTCATCAAAGGCCGTGGTTTGCAGTTCTTGTTGCCCGGCGTATTGAGGGCCCTCGGTACCAAGAAAGCTCTCGCCAGCACTGCCAAGCTTCTTGAGGTAGTCGGTATAAAACCCAGGCGCCGTAGTCGACTGGGCTTGTTTGATATTGACGGGCGGTGGCGCTGAGCCTTGGGTCCAATCGAATGGCATGATTACCTCGCGCTTTCTTTCAAGTATGCCAAGGGTGACTTAGCCTTTGGCGGAATTTTATTGACCGGTGCGGCACGCTTATGTTTACGGATTGCCTCACGCATCTTGTCGAGCTTTGCGGCGCCTTCCTTCGAAGAGCCGTCACCAAGTGCAGCAACAATATCGGCGTCCATCACATACTCGCCATCCGCTAACAGTGCGGGAATAAGGTCATCCTGACCGCCACCGGCACCGCCAACCGCATAACCCTGCATTCTCCTCGAATCCGGGGTGCCTGCAAAGCCATTGGTCTCGGCCATTTTCATCAATCCGCCCATGGCCTTTTGCTGGGGCTTTTCAGGTTGGCCGCCGGTCCTTGGCTGCTCACCCAAAAGCTCGTCAGCATCGACCTGCTCAAGCGCCCCCTTAACAGTCGTGGAGGGCTCCATCGCTCTTTGATCCTCTTCGGATAAGTCGACCTTCGCGTTGGCAGCAATTTGCGAGATCAGCTTCTTGCTGATGCCCATCCTCATGAGGGTTTGTACCAAGCTCTCGGGGAGGTTGGAGATTGTCTTCTCTTTCATAACCGGCGCCGCCGCTAAAAAGGTTGGTGATAACGATGGGATGTTCTTAAAGCCTGCGTTGCCCGATACAGAGCCCGATGGGTAGTAACGACTTCCGCCGCCGCCATCTCCGGCGCCTCCTGAACCGCTACCAGACCCACTTCCGGAACCGCTGCCAGACCCCGATCCGCTGCCCGAACCGCTTCCTGAGCCCGATCCAGAGCCAGAGCCTGAACCGCTGCCCGACCCAGACCCACTTCCCGACCCTGAACCAGATCCGGAGCCAGACCCCGATCCGGAGCCGCTGCCGGAACCAGAGCCCGAACCTGATCCTGAACCCGAACCCGATCCTGAACCCGAACCCGATCCTGAACCCGAACCAGACCCACTACCTGAACCCGAACCAGACCCACTACCTGAGCCCGATCCGGAGCCCGAACCGGAGCCCGAACCGGAGCCCGAACCGGAGCCCGAGCCACTGCCTGAACCCGAACCGGAACCAGAGCCTGAACCACTACCCGACCCGCTACCAGATCCACTACCTGAACCTGAGCCTGAACCAGAACCGCTGCCCGAGCCTGAGCCCGAACCGCTGCCCGAGCCCGAACCACTTCCTGAACCACTTCCTGATCCAGAGCCCGACCCAGAGCCGCTACCAGTTCCTGTACCTGTATCTGTTCCAGTTCCCTCAGTCGGCTTTTCGGCTTCGCCGGTCTTAGTTTCACCAGCCTCGCCGGTCTTAGTTTCGCCGCCGGTTTCGGCATCGACCTTAACAGCGCCGTCCGTGCCGCCGGATGTAACTCCGCCGCTTCCGTCCGTAGCATCGCCACCCGCCGGACCGCCCGTTGGGGTACCTGTAGGACCGCCTGTCGGGGTACCCGTTGGGCCACCCGTTGGGGTACCTGTAGGACCGCCTGTCGGAGTGCCCGTTGGGTCACCTGTCGGGCTACCAGCAGTGCCGCCGCGAACGAGATTGCCGTCCTTGTCGAATGTAAACGAGCCGAGGATGTTGTTAATCCTCTCGTCGCTAAGCCCACCAGCGCGACCAAGCTTAGCTATCTCGTTGCGATTGAAGACGGCGTTGGGATTATCGGCAAAGGTTTTGCCTACCGAAGCCTTTAAGGCGTCGTCAGACTGACCTGCAAGGTTTTGACCTTGCGGCTTTTGCGGACCCTCAACTTGACCTTGTTTCGCATCTTGATCCTGCTGAGATATGGGGCCGGTGATCTTTCCAATTTGGGCATCTATGCCACCGCTGCCCCCGCCACCTCCGCTACCACCACTACCGCCGCCACTACCGCCGCTTTCACCACCAGCGCCACCCTGTGAAGACAATCCGCCCTGGACTTGTTCACTGCTGGAGGTTTCCCCACCAGCAAGGCCGCCCCCAGGTTTTTCTGGGCCGGTGGTCTTTACCTCTTTTGGCTTCTCAATCCATGGGTAATCGTCAATCGGGACGTCTTCAAACTCCCGATATTTCGTAAACGGCCTGTCAACCACCGTGTCAGTGGCAAATTCGTTGTAAGGCGTGAAGGGGCGATCAGCCGTCTTGGTGAGGTCGAATTCGTTGTAAGACGTAAAGGGCTTATCAAGCTTTGTGGACGATACGGTTAACGCTGGCGTCTTATCGGCATACAAGGGCTTGGTCTCATACTTTCCAATATCCTTTTGGAAGTCCTTGATGTAAGCCTGCTTATCAGCCTCGGTCCAATCAGAAACCGGTTTATTCGCATAATCAGGGACCGTGGTTGCGTAGTCCATAGTCCACGGAATATCAGCGCCAGGATTTTGTGCTTTTTGAAGGGCGGACCACAAGGCCGCGCCATGCGCACCAAGCACACTAGCGGCCGCTATACCTTGCTGAATGGCTGGTATCCCAAGAAGCGGGAGCGCAGCAACCTGCTCCCCTTTGGTTAAATCCAAGCCGCCTGCAAGGTCCAAGCCGCCAGCGCTTGCAATACTCGAAGCAAGATCCGAAGATATATCCGGATTGACATCGGAAGCCAAAGACAGTCCACCGGTCGCAGGAATTTGCGTCCCAGGCCCGCCAGTGACGTTGTACTCGTCAATAATATTTCGGCCTCCCATTGCGGAAGCCACGCCCTTCATTCCGGCGGCAATAATGTCATAGGGGTTATCAGACTTTGCCGCGGTATAGGCCACGTTAAGTGCAGACCTAACGATCCCTGGATCAAGATTTAGCGAAGAAGCAATATTCCCAGCAGCCATATCGAGGCCGGTGCTTACCCCGTAGGAGGTAACGGCATTTTTGATAAGACTTTCTACATCGGCGCCGCCCATGGCTCGTAAGGCTGTCGATATACCTGCCGCTTGCAAGGGAGACAAACCGAGACCCGCTGCGCCACCGGTGACGACCATGGCGCCAAAATTAAGCAAGGGAGCGATTGACTTTTGAAACGAGCCTCGTTGATCTTGGCGAAGCTGAACGTCCAAAATGTTGCCGTCCTTGTCGACCGTAACCTCCTGGCCAAGGAGCGTCCCCTTGTTGCCGATGTCATGGGCATTCAGAAAGGCCGAATAGGTACCCGTATCTTCATAGATCGGATTGCCTTCGTTATCGGTGCCGACCTGCTTTCTTATCGGCGAAAATACCGAAGATGAGGTGGGCATAAGACCGCCCTCGCCCTCAAAGTAAGTCGGGTTTAGTGCGCTGTTAAGCTGGGTTGCAAGGTCCCCGGAAATGGTTTTACCAATCAACCCTTGGCCTTGCGCATAAAGTTGGTTGGCTATGTTTTGTGCATTAGCCGCATTGGTTGCGTCTTTGTTATACCCAAGGGCAAGCTGGTCAACCCCTACAAGATTTTGCATACCCGGAATGGTTGAGCCAGCAACAGAAAGCCCTCCCGATACCGTATCCTGACCAAGCGTTCTATTGGCCACCTCCCCAAGAACGTCCTGGGTTATGCTCGACAGTCCGCCAGCAGTCGAAGTATCAGGCTGTGAGACCGGAGCTAGTCCACCGGTCGGCTCTTTATAGGTGAGCCCAGCATTGCCGAAGTAACTGGAAACGTCGCCAGCCGTAAGGTTTGGGTTAACTGTTTGTGCAGCCCTCAAAATATCTGCTGAAGACAGCCCAAGCTCCTGACCGCGGGTGGCCACCACGTTCGGATCATTAAGGTTGGCAAGAATGAACTCGCCTGCTTGTCTGTACTGGTCTTCAGTAAAGGCCATGTCAGTTCACCGCGTTATTGAAAGCGAAGGCCCAATCTTGCCATCGGTCGAACCCGTGCGGGGTCGGTACGCCATAGTTTGAGAACAAAGCGATCGAGCAGATCGAAAGCGCAAAGTCCTTCCAGTTCTCTTCGGGTACCGGCCACATAAGCTGCTGGGCCTCGTACTTTTCCGCGATGAGCGCGTTCCAGTAGGACCATTCCATGTTTCGGGGGTCGTAGATCTGCGTCATGGCGTGTAACCCCTGACATCGCCCATGTCGAGCGACAAGAGAATGCGGCCCATTTGATAGTCCCCGCCGATGATATTGGACTCAAACTTGAGCCTCAGTTCCCGGCGCTGCTCTTTTAAGTCGATCTTAGTCGTGTTTGCATCAAACGTATAAGGGCCGGTTGTAACGTCGGCTGCCTGCGCGTAAGGACGCCCAATGATGTACATGGTCATCTCTTGGTCTTGCAGGAAGTCAGGCTCCACGCGCTCTAGGCGGGACCAGAAATTGTCACCGATCGGAACCTCTTGCGCAGGGTTGCCAGTCACCCAGGACAGGTCGTGCGTCGTGAAATATGAGTCGATGGCAGATACCGAAGGACCGTCCACAACATCCACGCCGACCTCATGCTGCCAAAGCTTGGTATAGCCGCCGCCAATATCTTCGGTGCCTCCGGCGACCGGATACTTGAAAACCTGGGAGAAGTAGCCCGAGGAGCGTTGAGCATGAATGCTTTGGCCTGCGTCGTACCACGTCTTTTCGCGGACGTTGTAAATAATCGCATCGGTACATTCGGTGGCCGATCCTCGAGGGTAGAACCACCAGATCTCGCCATAGCGAGGCACCTTCCAGGCCCAAACCTTCTGCCGCTGGGTGTAGTTCAGATTGTCGAAGAACCAGTTTTGGTTCATCGGGTTCGGGATCTCTTGGACGACGCCGTTATACATCAAGAAGCGATCAACCCCGCACCAGTAATAAATCCCGTCGTACTCGATAACACCCGAAGACGATAGGATCGAAGACTGCGAAGTAATAATGTCGTAGCGCCAGTAATCCGGAGCACCGATATAAGAGACGCGAATCAGCGAATCAAGCGACCAAAATAAGCCGGAGGGAGCGTTCGTACCGCCTCGCACCGGAAGGCCCTTGACGATCTTGCCCGTAGCGACGTTGACCTCGTTGGCGTCGGCTGAGTTCCAGTCCAGGGGATTCCCCTTGGAATTGTTCTTAATCAGGCCCGAGTTGCCGTAAACGAAGATGTACGGATGAAGAGCGACAACGCCACCAGAGACCGAGACGATGTCACCCGTCGGATCAGGGCCGCTAACGTCGCGAAGCTCGGTCAATGTCGTCCCGGTAATCGCGCCATAAAGCACTGGCGTGTTGGTTGTCGAGTCGACCTGCGCCAGATTCTGCCCTGGGTGGACTAAAAGCTGATTTACACCACCCTGCGAATCGTAAGAAGAGTCGAATTGATAAACATTATTGGCGCTTGCAGTGAAAACCGAACTAATAGTCGCAACTTGGATGCTAAATGGCGTTGTTACAGTCCCGCCAAGGTTCGTGGCACTCGCCGAAAGCGAATTTCCGACCGTATAACCGACGCCTGATTGCGTATAAGCGACCGTAATGGTCGAAACTGGCACTGAAAAGCCTGAGCCAGTGCCGCCAAGATTGGCCGTGGTAGCTGAAAGCACGTCACCAGGGGTGTATCCGGCGCCTAAATCGGTTAAAGCGACCGCTGTGACCGCCCCGCCGGAGATTGTGACCGTCGCAATGGCTCCTGAACCGAGGCCTCCAGTAAGAGGAACGTCGGTATAAGTGCCGTTTGTGTATGCAGATCCGCCCGTAATGGTTCCGAGCGTCAAAATCGGGCCGGTTGTTGTAATAACGACTGACGTTACGGACCCGCCAGCGATCGTGATGTTGCAATAAAGGCCGGTTCCGGTACCTCCGGTCATGGCCACGCCGTTATAGGTGCCGTTGGTATAACCCGTACCGCCTACAAGCGTTCCAAGCGTTGCTGCCGGTCCCGTAAAGGTGAAATTAGAGACGCCAGCACCGACGCCGTTGTTATCGACGCCAATAACCTGAATGCCTGAAGCGTAGGACGTAAAGATGTTGTTAATGCCGTTGCTGGAATCAACGAACATCCCTCGAGTCGGGCCATAGATCTGATTGGAGATCCGCTTAACGCCAAGGACTTTTCTAGGCCGTCCGCGCTGAAAGCGTACCCATAAGCCATCAGAGTATTGATCCCCGTCCAAAACGGTACCGTCCCGGCGTATCCCAGGCTGGGTATTGATCGTAATGACTTTTTCAGTCATTAAAACGCACCTCCAGCCAATCCATCGGTTGTTAGTAGCATCTTGGCTGTGCCGCCAATAGACATACCAATAGCCGAGCCGCCGGTTGGCCGGTACATGCCAGTATTGGTCTCATTAGTAAAGTTCAAAGCCGGAGACGCAGCAGACCCATCAATGATTGAGATCGCAGATCCACCGGTAATAACCGTGGTTGCGTTCAAGACATTAACGGAGTCGCAAACCAACGTGGCTTGTTGAGAAGCCGCCAACGAGGAATTAGTACCGCCTCCGACGTTAGTCGTGAAAATGACGTTTGCCGTTCCCGATGTTTGATTTAAGGCAAAGTAAACCTGAACCGCAGCAGGAAGGACGACCGTCACGTTACTGTTAATCGAGGTCCCTGTGACCTTGATGATCGTGTTTTGGGCCTGGGCCGGTGTAAGCGTGTAGGTTGATCCCGAAGTAACCGGAAGGGTTAATTGAGAGTACGCAAATGTCGTTTCCTGGCCAAGCCCAACGGTATAAAACGCGGTACCCGAGCAGCAGATAAAAGCCGAGTCTCCAATCTGCAAGGCAAGGCTTGCCGAACCATTGATGAGTTCAGAGCTATTAGGGTCAATGGTCAGCAACCCGGTTCCGCCGTTGCGGATCATCATGAACCAATCGTCACCGAGTGTTGCGGCCGCGGTAAGGTTAAGCGTGCCAACGCCGCCAGTCCATACTATTGCCTTGGCCCGATAGGTTGCGTCGGCAGTAAAGGTGCTGGTAACCGTTGCAACAGGGTGAGACTGGTTTAGCGTTGTTGTTATGGCTTTAAGGCCATACCCAGCAAGCGATGCGGCATCGGCCGAGCTTGATCCCACGCCAAAAGCAATAACGCCCCAGGTTCCAGCGGCTGTGGAATTATCCGTTACATAAATGTATTTAGCCTCACCGGCGGCAACGGCTACGATGGTGTTACCAGCGTAGTCGCGGACCGTGAAAGTATTTGAGCCGGTGTTTCTAACAAGCGAGTCCGTGCCAACCGAAGTTTGATTGGCAGGCGGCATATATACCGACAGGCTTGTCGTTGATGCCGAGATCTGCATGACCCTGGCAGCGTAATCGCCAGCAGCATCACCATCTTGCGGCCAAAACAGGACAAGGTTTGCCGATATGGAAAACGATTTATAACTGACGTCTGTCGGTTGGATGACGTCGCCCGTGAAAACACTAACGTATGAGGTCATACTTCTTGCACCGTAGCAGATCGATCGATCGTGCGAGTATCGTTCTCAAGCTTGAGCGTCTGTATCGCACGGTCATACAGGGCTTGCCAAAGCTGAACTCGAGAATCGTTCTTCAAAAAGGGAATCGCTTGCAGGAGCGTGCCGTACAACATTGCCTGAGGCGCGTTGATCGTGAACCAGTTCGTTTGATTGGTTGCGTCTAGCGGTTGGATCTTCTCGTAGTAAAGGATCTCAATCGCATAATCATCGCTTGGCGTTGGCGCAATAAGCCAATGATCGAAGTCGTAGTCACCATAGTATTTTGGCACGCCCTCTTGCGTTGGATCGGGCCAGTAATTGCGCATGTATTCATACTTACGAAGCAATAATGGGAAACGCTCCCCGGCCACCGTTACATTCATGGAGGTCGTTTTCCTCCAGCGGGTTGGCTTTTGAAGCGTTGGGTCACCCTGCACCAAGGTCGTGGAAACAGTTTGCTGCTGACCAAGGATCTTTAGCTCGTCGGAGATAATCGACTCGGCGAGGTTGATAAAAGACGGGATCTGATTGATCGTCTGCGCGTCCGAGCGTTCCAGGTAGAGCGTGACATCCGCTACCAGGGACGTGTAGGTCATGGTGACAGCCATTATCGGTACCTTGCAGTTTTCTCGCGGATCTTCGAGGGTTGAGCGACAAATTGCTTACCGGACTTGGTACCCTCACGCTTAGCGCGTGTGGTGGCTGCATACTCAGCAGGCGAAAGCGCCTCTCGCGCTCTCCGGGGCAGGTACCGTTCACCGGTGGCCTTAGGCCCTTGCGTGGAAGGCTTACCGGATTTTGTACCCCAATCCTCGCTCGTCCACTTTGAGAGCGAATTATCCGCCTTTTTGGGACCTTTGTAACCCCCACCCGAAGCTTTGTACTTCTGGGTCGCTAACTGAGCCTTGCGGGCGCTCCATTGGCCTGGATCGCCGCCTTTATCGGAGGCCTTTACGGACGCCACAATGCGCTTCCACTTGGCCGGATCTGACTTGATCGCTGAACTCATCGCATTAACGCGGCCTCGGCCGCCCTCCTACGGGTTAGTCCTGGCAAAACCCTGCCAGCGGCTTTATTCCATTTCAGGCACTCATCCGCGGCACCATCCCAGTTATCGGCGTCGATACGCTTTTTGAAGGTGCTCACCCTGTAGTTACCAAGGCCGCAGTTATAGGCCCAGCTTGTAACCGCTGCCATGCGCCTTGGGATCGCTTTTGACAGGCTGGGCGACATCTTGAGCAAACCCCGCACGAAATATTCGACGTGGTGGTCTAGGGCGTCCTCGCACTGCTCGATCGTCCAGATGGTCCCAGGATTGATTTCTGGGCCCGTAGCACCCCATCCTATGGTCCAAGGATGGCCACGAGTCCCAGGGTCGGGATAAGCTGTTACACGGCCATCAGGCAAACGCTTTGCCAGCCCTTCAAAGGGCTTGATCAGTACATCCTTGCAAAGCTTCTTAGCCTCATTCACTGGACTTCTCTTTGATCAATCGGTTGACATGTTCCCAAAGCGCGTGGATTTGCCTGTCGTGGTCCTTCTCAAGGTAATCAAGCCGAGTCTTAATGGTCACGGCATAAACGGCCACGCCAACAAGCGCAACCCCCAAGAACCAAACCCTTGCGAGGGAATCGATCAAGGCTTCCACGACTACCCACCTTTGTTGTACTTCTCAATCGATCGTCCTACAAACCAGAACGTAAGCATCATGTTCAGCATGGCGAAATCATCCTCGTCGTAGGACTTGGTCAAGACATCGGCCCAGTTCGCATTGGTCTGGAAGGCAATCGTTAAGCCAGCAGCTTTAACAGCAACATAAACCCCAAAAGCAATCCAAGTGAGGCCAGGACGGGTGATAGCAGTGACAAAAGAAGCCAGCCAACCTGCCTCCTTTGCAGTCTGAGCCTGCTCCTTAAATGCCTCCTTGATCGTGTCCATTTGTTGAATGCTGTAGTCAACATACTTTTCCTCCATCTTGAACTCGCCCCTCATTTTTTCGAGGTCGGTTTGGAGTTGGAACATGGATAACTCGTGCTGGCGCTCGTTCTTCTTGTCCAGGAACTTCAATACCTCCGGCGCAAGCCTAAACAAGCCACCGAAGATGGAGCCCAGGAGACCGCCGCCAAGTAGTTCAAACATGGTTACCCTTAGCAGTTACGATGTCGGCACCCTTCTTGACTGTTACCTTGCTGCCTTCAACATCAACCTGCATAGGCGGCTCGGCACGGTCCAACTTGTCCAGACGGGTGATAAGGTCCTTGATGACCTCGAACTCGGGTTTTTCCTGCTTTGGCGCGGTTCCAGCAATGCCATTAAGCATTTGGATCAAGGCTGTCAACGAAGCGCCTAGCAGGCCCATTACAGCGGCGATCTTCTCGCCCTCAAGGAATAACGATGCACCGACACCCACGAGCACGATCAGGAAGATATAAAGCAGCCCATCTTCGCCAATGGCTTTTCCTGCTACTTCTTTGGCCGAGTCTTGCGCTTTAAGTTCTTCAAGCCGGATCTTGGCTTGCGCCTTAAGAACCGCCAACTCGTGGGTTTTATCGTCCATCATATGCCCAGGAGCTTTTTAACGAACATGGCCGCGACACCTGGACCAAGCAGGACCGCCGCAATCGTGATGTAAAGCAGCCACTCAATGTGACGCATGCGCTTGCTTCCATCACCGAGGCGTTTCTCGATGTTCTCGTAGCGTTGGGCGCAAACCGCTTCATGTACCGATAAGCGCTTGTCCAGGTCATCACTCATCACGCAGCCTCTTGCTCCCGTGGAACCTCATGCAAACCCGTAACCGGCGGCTTTGCGGCTTCTTTCATACCGTCAATCAGTTGATACACTTCTTGGTACGGACGGGTGCCCAGGTAGCCAATGATCTGATTGGCAAGGTCAATGGGTAGGTTAAGGGTCATTTCGCTCACCTTTAAGCAGCCATCGGTGCTACTTCATCCCAAGCTTGAGTGCCTTCATTCCAGCTATACATCTTGCCGTCAGTAGGCATGGGGATCGGTGCTTTCCACTGGCAGGTGTTTTCATCAAGCACCCATGAATTAAAAG